ATTAGATTCAATTGAATTGACAATGCATCAAGGTAATACTGTGTGGTTAGTTTCAAATAAAAATGGTCATACGGCTAGTTGGATTGCGCAGATACTCTAATGCCTTATTACATAACTGATAATGCTGCTGGTTGCTCAGGTTGGGCAACTATTAAAGATGATGGCGAAGTTATGGGATGCCACACAACTAAACAAGCCGCTATTGATCAGATGGTTGCTATCTCTATTGCTGAAGAAATTGAACCAGGTGGGGAAAGAGCAAGACCTGACGAATTAAGAATTGGTGATTTTGTTTCTTGGAATTCTTCTGGTGGTAGAGCAAGAGGAAGAATTGTTCGAATCGTTAGAGATGGAACAATAAATGTTCCTAATTCAGATTTTACGATAGAGGGTACTGAAGATGACCCTGCTGCTTTGATAAGAATTTTTAGAGAAGAAGAAGATGGTTGGGAAGATACAGATGTTTTAGTTGGTCATAAATTTTCAACCCTTACTAAGATTGATGATTTAAGAATCAAATATAAGAAGATGAAAAAACAAAAAAGAGTCTTACCTGATAATTACCGACCATCTCTTACTGAGGATGTTCCAGAGGGGCGTGCTTGTGGTAATTGTCTTTTTTACAAAGAAGATGATGTTAAAGAATTTGCTGATGGTGAACTTCGTGCTTGGTGTGAGAAATGGGATGACTACGTTAATGGTGCATATTATTGCAATGCTTGGCAACCTGCTGATGAGGATGAAGAAGAATTAGAAGATGAGTTGGAAGAAGCAAGACAAGTGAATCTAACTCCACCTAGTTATATGCGTGCCGCTGCAAGACGTGGACTTGAACTTAATCGTCAAGGTTTTGGTGGAGATGGTTTGACAGATAAGACAAAACAAGAAGCCAGAGATATGGCTGATGGTCGTGTATCTGAGGATAAGTGGCGCAGGATTGCACCTTGGATTGCTAGACACCTTGTTGATTTAGATGCACCTAAGAATTCAAATTCTAGTCATCCCGAATATCCTGGTGCGGGACTTGTGGCTCATTTATTGTGGGGAAGTGGACCATCAAAGAGAGCAGCGCAAAGAACTTTAGATTACGCACAAGGTGTAATCAACAGACTTGATGCTGAGGAAAATAAAGCACGCTACTCATCAATCAATGTAAACTTAAACAAAGAAGAAAAGGAAAACCAAGTGAATAAAGTTGAACGCAGAATTAAAACAGATGTTGATTTTGAATTAAGAGTTGAAGCAACCGAATCTGACGGAATGCGTTTCACAGGTTACGCAGCAGTTTTCAACAGCGACTCTGAACCACTACCTTTCATTGAAAGAATTATGCCTGGTGCGTTCAAACGTTCACTAAAAGCGCGTAACGAAGTTAAACTTTTCAAAAATCACAATATGGATGAAGTTTTGGCTTCTACTCGTTCAAAGACTTTAAGACTTACAGAAGATTCAAAAGGCTTACTTGCTGAAGCAACTTTGCCTGACACAACAGCAGGTCGTGACTTAGCAGTTCTTATGAAACGTGGAGACGTTCACGCAATGTCTTTTGGTTTCTCTGTTCCAGCGAAAGGCGATTCTTGGTCTGATGATGGGATGACAAGACAACTCAAAGAAATTCGTTTACACGAAGTTTCTATTGTTACAGGTTTCCCAGCCTACGAAGCAACAACTGCTTCAGTTAGATCACTAGATATTCTTGCAACTAGAACCAATGTGAATGTTGATGCTTTGGCTGACGCTATGGTGAAACTTGAAGCAGGAGAAAAGTTAGCAGGTTCTGATGCTGATCTTCTTCAGGAAGTTGTTAGCAAGTTGAGAGATAACACTCCGTCTGCTGATGAGTTATTGGAATTGAAACGTAAACAATTAGACCTACTATTTAAGGCTGTATAACAATGGATAAAGCAAAAATAAAAGATGCAATTCTAAAAACAGCGGGATACCCAGAATCAGGTTCGATTGCTGAATTGGCTGATGCTATGGCTGAAGCAATTTGCGATATTAACAAACCTATTGAAATGAAAAAGTTTGACCCTGTTCAAGAAACAAGAATTCAAGAGATAAAAGAAACACGCTAAAAGTTTGTTAGACTAATGGTGGTTGCGTGGATGCCACCACCATTTTTACTGTCGAGTGAGCCTCGCAGATTCACATTATCAAAACCAATCCTACAAGGAGTATTCGTGGAATACATTAAACAACAACACGAAGCACGCCAAAAAGCCTGGCACGAAGCCAAAGCACTTTTGGATGTTGCTGCTGCTGAAAAGCGCGATCTAACAGCAGAGGAAAATGCAAAATATGAAAATATTTCTGCTGACCTCGATTCACGCGCAAAAGTAATCGAAACATTAAAAGCAGATGCAGAACGCGAAATTCGCGCCGCTGAATCAATGCAAGGTTTCGAAAACCAAGCAAGACCAGTTGCAGAAGTACGCAACGAAAAGAATGATGCAGATGCCATCCGTGCTTTAGCACGCGGTGATATTCGTTCATACAATTTCGAAAAGCGTGATGTAACTAAGGGTTCAACTGGTTCACCAGTTCCAACTTCTTTCTACGATCAAGTTATCTTGCTTGCTAGAACAGTTGGCCCAATGCTAGAAACTTCAACCATCTTGAACACAGCAGGCGGAGAGAATTTACAAATTCCTTCACTTTCTGCATATTCAACTGGAACAGTAACTTCTGAGGGTAATGAAATTGGCGAAAGCGATCCAACATTCAATAACTTCGTAACTCTTGGTGCATTCAAGTACTCATTCTTGACCCAAGTTTCACGCGAACTTGTTGAAGATGCTGGAGTAGATATTCTCGGATTCCTTGCTACCCAAACAGGTAACGCAATGGGTTATGCCGTGAACAACGCTCTAACTGTTGGTACAGGTACTACACAACCAAACGGATTAGTTAGCCGTGCAGGTTCTGCTGTAACTGGAACTTCATTAAACCCAACTGCTGATAACTTGATTGATCTTGTTTACAGCATTGAAACAGTAGGCCGTAGACTTCCTGGAACTGGTTTCCAAATGAACTCTGCATCTATTGCAAACGTACGTAAATTGAAAGATGGTTCAGGACAATACTTGTTCACACCATCACTTTCAGCAGACGCACGCGACTTACTACTTGGTTATCCAATATTCGAAAACCCAGCAATGGCTTCAGCAGCATCAGCAGCCAAACCTGTGATTTTCGGTAACTTGCCAAGTTACTATGTACGTCAAGTTGGCGGACTGAAGTTAGATCGTTCAGATGATTTTGCGTTCTCAAACGACTTAATCACCTTTAGATCAACATTCAGAGTGGATGGAAACTTAATTCAAACCAGCCACGTCAAATTCTTCAAATCAAGCAACTCCTAAACCGAGTCTGATTTGAACAAAGTTCTGGGACACGGAGCGCAGGCCGTGTCCTAGACATACTCGTCTCCCATCTGTAATAAGGTGGGAGACAACCTGCGTCTATATGGAGTCCTGTGTGAATCGTGAACAACGAAGATTATTAGAAAAACAAAATAAAAACTTACAAAATGTTGTACAACACCCAAAAAGAATTCTTTGGGTATCAAACGCACCTTGGGCTGCGACTGGTTATGGTCAGCAAACTGCTCAAGCAATTACAAGACTTAAAGCAGATGGCAACGATATTGCTGTTGCTGCTAATTATGGTTTAGAAGCATCTGCAACTGTTTGGAATTCTGCTGCTGGTGGTATTCCTATTTATCCAAGAGGTATGGAAACTTGGTCTAATGATGTTATTCCAGCGCATATGCACGATTGGTCTAAAAGAGATAAAGACGCTTCCCATTTGTTGATGACTTTGTTTGATGTTTGGGTTTTCAAAGGCGATAAGTGGAAAGAGTTTCCTGTTGCCTCTTGGACTCCTATTGATCACGTTCCAGCACCACCCGAAGTTGCTGCTTGGTGTCGTCAAGATTTTGTTTACCCGATTGCTATGAGCAAGTTTGGTAAAGCAATGTTAGAAAATGTTGGAATTGAATCTTGGTATGTTCCTCACGCTATTGAAAAAGTTTTCAAACCAACTAAGTCTTTCAAAACTATTGATGGTGATCAGATGACT